CATTAAGAGTACATATACCTTGGGGTATAAGAATGGGAAGCGGCAAGTACATAGCCGGTGGTTCAGAACAAACAGCGAATGGAAGGCGTCCTGAAAGTGGCAGAACATGGCCTCGACAGAAGAATGCATTCAGTGTCTAGGTTGTTCGTAATAAATAAACTAAAATATAGAGTGAAAGTGGAACAATGCCTGAAATCTTAACTAACAATTTTAATCAAGACGTAAATAAGTTATTCATTGCTGATGCAAAGGCAAATGAAGACTATTATATGTTTGTGTCTAGTATCGGTGGATTAACTCCAGTTGATTCGGCTTCTTCACAAAACGAATTTTTGGAAAAATCTTTATTTGCGAAAAAGATAAATCAGAAAGACATCAACTTCATGATTAAGTATTACCCTTGGCAAAGAGGTGTAGTATATGAAGAGTATGATGATGTTACCGATCTAGATCAAACAAAATTTTATGCTGTTGTCGGTCCTAACGACAATGACACTGGCGATTATAGAATCTATAAATGCTTAAATAATAATGAAAGAGGTTCTGCTGAGTCTCCACCAACGTTTGATGCTGCTAACTTAAATCAAATTTATGAAACTGCTGATGGTTACGTATGGAAATATATGTATCGTCTCACTACATTACAATTTGAAGGATGGAACGCATTAGGTTATATTCCAATTGATCCTACAACTGTTGTTGAGCCTGCTGAGGTACGTGGTGGTGGTATTTCTGAGATCCAAGTTACCAACGCAGATTCAAACCAAGGTTATTACGAAAAGTCTGGATTAATTGAACAAGTATATGGAAGAACTTCTGGATATAATGTACACGGGACTGTTGGATTACAAATTGATCCGCGTGAACAAGATTGGAGTTCAATACCTAGTTACTATGTAGGACAATACCTATACGTAACGAATCAAAGTTCAAGTGTTACGAATCTCTTCAAAATTGAATATTATAAACCAAATGATATAACAGGTAAAGTTGAAATACGAGTAGGTGGTGAAATAGCAAATCCAACTCGTGGTATTGTTGAAGGTGCCACTACGGCAAGTCCAGTTGTCATTACAGACACTGATCACGGGTTAGTTGATGGTCAACCTATTACATTTAATGATGTTGGTGGTATGATAGAGTTGAATATTGACTTGGCAACCGGTACTCCTGTTTATTATGCTGATGTTTTAGATTCCGATACGTTTGCGTTAAAGACAACTGCAAACTTAGTTACTCCTCTTAATGGTGCAGGCTTTACCGCATGGACTTCAGGTGGATCATGGGAAGCTGTAACTGACTTCTTTGTTAGTGGAGCAAAACAAAATGCAAATATTAAAATATTCCCAAGAGTTGAAGTTACTGGTGATGGAATTGGAGCAGTCGCAATTCCTGAACTTGTCGGTTCATCAATAAATAAAATAATCCTATTAAATAAAGGTTCAGGATATAACAATGCATATGCCACTGTTATTGATCCTGCGGTTGATTTTACTCCTGAGCTTAGTACTTCTACTGACGTAAGAGCAACGGTACGACCAATCCTTGAACCCAACGGTGGTCATAATTATAATTTAATAGATGAAATGAAATGTAAGCACTTCTCAATGTATGCTTATATTACAGCAGAGGATAATACAAAGATTGGATTTACAAATACTTATGGATGTATTGGTATTGTAAGAAGTCCAACATTTAGAACTGCTGACGTTGGTGAAACTTGGAGAAGCGGGCAAGCAAACACTGCCGTAGATCCTGACATATTTGATAATAGAATCGCCATCACAACAGATGATTATGCAAAACTAAATGCAAATAGTGTAATCACGCAAGTTGACGTAAATAACGATATTGTGTTTACGGCTCAGATACATGAGATTGATGCAACATCAAATACAATATTTTTAGCAGAATATATCGGACCATATAGAAATAATAAGTTAATTGGCAATGGAGATACGTCATTTGACCCAACTTTGGCAATTACATCAAACAATGGTCAGCGAATAACAATAAATAATCCTATAGCAGATAATGTAGTGTATTCAGATTATATTCAAAGAACAGGCGAGGTATACTTCATGGAAGACTTCTTCCCATTAGTAAGAACAGACCTCTCAAGAGAAGAATTTAAATTTGTACTGGAATTTTAAGGAACGTAAGCAAACATGCCTATCAATAAAAATTTAAACCAAGCGCCGTACTTCGATGACTACGATGCCGAAAAGCAGTTCTATCGAGTTATGTTCAAGCCTGGGTTCGCTATACAGGCAAGGGAACTTACACAACTCCAGAGCATACTTCAAAATCAAGTAGAGTCGTTTGGTGACAATGTATTCAAGGAAGGATCAATTGTAAAAGGCTGTAACTTTACAGAACTTGATGATCTTCAATTCGTAAAATTAAATCAAGGTCCAGCAAACTTTAATGCCGAAGTGTATATAAGTGGTCCTGCAGTTGAAACACTGCAAGGTCAAGAAGTTGAACTTGATTATGTTTACGAAGTCAAAGGTCAATCAACTCAGCTTAAAGCAGAAATTGTACAATCAAGCACAGGTTTTCAAACAAGACCACCTAATCTAAATACTTTCTTTATTAACTATTTAAATATTGGTGCTTTAGGACAGACTCAATTCCAAGTCGGCGAATCCTTAATTGTTACAAGGTACAAATTCCTGCGTGGAACATCTACCGAAGCATTAACTGTTGATACTGTCATAAGTCAAGGACTTGCTGTTTACGGTGGCGGTGCCACTCCTGCAGTTGGTCAAGCATTCGGTATCGAAGCTGCTCCTGGTATTATATTCCAGAAAGGCCATTTCATATTCACAGCAGAACAAAGATTGGTTGTTGAAAAATACAGTCAATCTCCTGATGACAAATCAGTTGGTTATTTAGTTAAAGAAGATACCATCGGCGCAATTCAAGATGCAAGTTTATATGATAACGCAAACGGTTCTAGGAATGAAAACGCACCAGGTGCAGATAGATTAAAACTTGTTCCAACATTAACAGTATTAGAAACATCAGCTGCTACCGCGGATTCTGACTTCTTTGCATTGGTTCGTTATCAGAATGGTAATCCAATTACGATTCGTGATGTATCACAATATAACGTATTGGGCGAAGAGATGGCTCGCCGTACTCATGAAGAATCAGGAAACTATATTCTTGAATCATTCCCATTAAGTACAGACGATCGTATTCCTTCTGGTGCAGCGAACAGTGAAGTACAAGTTGTCGTAGGACAAGGTACTGCATATGTGAAAGGCTATCGAGTTGAGAATTCTGGTGAGCGGTCATTTACAATTGACCAAATCGCGTCAACTGATACAATTAATAATCAAAATGTTTCTATGGAATATGGAAACTATTTAGAAATAGATCAATCATCTGCAAGCCGTGGTTATTTAAATCTTAGTATTACACAAAAATCAAATGTTCTTAATGCAGCCAGTCAATCGGCAGGTGCTCTTGCAGTTTTAAATATGACTCCTTCGAGAGTTTATATTCATCATGCAGGATACACAGGCGCACAAGCACTCAGTAGTGTCGCGAAGTTAAATGATATTAATAATGGATCTGGTGACGTACCTGTTAAAATTACTGGTTTCGGTGCACCAATTATTCATGAAGCAGGAAGAAAGGCATTAATCTTTGATACTGGTGTTGATGGATTATTCGCAACATCAAATACGTACATTCCCGTAAGAGCTCAGGTTTCGGCAACTTGTACAGCAGGTACAATTACTCTTAATGCAAATCCTGGTGAAGACTATAATTGTTCAAACGAGATTACAGAAATACTAGTTAACCTTGCCGGAACACAGCATCCTGTTATAAGTAGAACTACTGCTTTAAACAATTCACAACTTAACATTGTTATTGATTCAGGTGTAACTGGTTCAGTAGAAGTATTTTACAATAAAAGACTTGTTGGTTCTTCAGGTGGTGTAGATCCTTATAATAAAATTGTTAAAGAACCTAACATTAAATCAAATTACACGCCTTCACAGACTAAGTACTGTTTAGGTTTCCCAGATGTATTTGCTATTACTTCAATTATTACTGAAGGAACGGCACCTGGGGGTGGTAATGAGGATTGGACAAACAGCTTTAGATTAAAAACAAATCAGAAAGATACCTATTATGATATATCTTATATAGAATATATTGAAGGTCGTCCTAAACCACCTGCCGGCGTTATCGTTACAAAAATGAAATGCTTCCAGGTAAATACGTCCACAGGTAATTTCTTCTTTACGATTAACAGTTATCCTAATACTTTAGAAAGATACGAGATTCCTTCTTATACATCTGAATCAGGTCAAGTATATAACTTAAGAGATTGTTTCGACTTTAGAGCTGTCGTTAATATTATTGGTGGCGCAAACTATACAGCAACGATTCCTGCACAGGCACCGACAATTACAACAACTGTCGGAACACAACCTGTCGCATTTAATGGTCTTCCTAGTCCATTAATACCTGCTGCGCAACAATCATTACAAACAGATTTAGAACATTACCTATCAAGAATTGACACAGTTGCTGTTGATTCTTATGGTGATATTATTTTGATTAAAGGTGAAGAGCAAAAGAACCCAGCTCCGCCGCGACTCGAAACAGATCAATTAGCAATCGCAAATGTTGAGATTCCAACTTTCCCTGCATTGTCTAAGAAGCAAGCTGATATTCTCCGTAAGAGTGGATATGCCATTAAGCCAAGAGCAACTGGCATTAAGAATTACACAATGAAAGATCTTCATTCCTTAGAGAAGAAGATTGATAACATGGCATATTATATCTCATTGAATCAATTAGAATCAGAAACATCTAATATGATTGTTCGTGATGAGAACGGTTTAAATAGATTTAAGAATGGTTTCGTTGTTGATCCTTTTAACAATTTACAGTTATCAGAAATATCACATCCGCAATTTAACGCTTCTATACCGTTTAACAGAAAGATATTAACTCCTTCGTTAAAAACGTTTGCCTTAGATCTTACTTATGATTCGGCAACAGGTTCTTCAGTATTCCCATCGACTGATGACGCTAAGGTGGCAACGCTCGGAAGAAATTCAAACGTTAGTATTATTAATCAACCTTACGCATCTAACTTTAGAAACTGTGTAAGTAACTTTTATAAGTTCGTTGGTGATGGAGTTATATCTCCACCTTACGATGCTGCTTATGATACAACAGTTAATCCTGCTTCTATTGATATTGATTTAACTACTCCGTTCCAAGAATTCATTGATTCAATTCAAGATTTCTTACCTATGACCGATACTTCTCAGGTTACAAACTTTGCGGCAGATGGAAGACGTGGTGCAGGAATAGAAACAACGGCTATCACAACAAGAGCAAGCGAAATCAGTATAGACAGTTCAACAACAACTAATTCGTTCGTTGGTGAATTTGTTTCTGACTTTAGATTCCAACCTTATATGGCATCGAGAGATATCAAAGTTTATATGTCAGGATTAAGACCTAGTCAAAGACATTACTTCTACTTTGATGGCGTGAATGTTGATGCACATGTATTGGCCGGTTCACCTACTGCTAACAGTGTTGGCGAAGTAGGAAGGTACGGAGTCAAAGGTGCTTCAGTTCTAACAGATGCAAACGGTGTACTGAAAGCTGTATTCCACTTGCCTGCTGAAACATTCTATGTAGGTGATAGAGTATTAGAAATTGCTGACGTAAATCAATATTCAAGTATTGACTCTGCTTCAACAAGTAAAGGATTCGTTACATATCGAGCATATAACTTCAGTGTTGAGAAAACAAGTTTAACAACGTCAACAAGAGCTCCAAACTTCGATGTAAATACAATAGTAACAACAAGAAACGTTGCTCGACGTATTCGAGGTAGAGATCCACTTGCACAAACATTCTTTATTAAGAAAGGTATGGGTGCAGGTTCTAATTCGGTATTCTTATCTGATATTGACGTATTCTTTAAACGTAAGCCATCTAATACTGCATCGGGTTCAAACACTGACGCTGCATTGAATGGTGTTACTGTTCAAATAAGAGAAGTGGTTAACGGTTATCCAACGAATCAAATATTACCTTTCTCGGCGGTTCATAAATTGCCTGCTCAGGTTAATGTATCTGATGATGCTTCCGCGGCAACAACATTTACTTTTGAAGCACCTGTTCGATTAGATATAGAAAAAGAATATTCGGTTGTAGTTCAACCTGATGCATCAGATCCTAATTACCTTGTGTTTACTTCTAAGGTTGGTGGAATTGATTTAACACCTGGTGCAACAAAAGGTTCTGCTATTACTCAGGATTGGGGTGACGGTGTTCTATTTACCTCAACGAATAACTCTGCTTGGAAATCATATCAAGACGAAGATATTAAATTTACTTTAAGAAGACATAACTTTAATACTTCGGAAGGCGTAGTTAGGTTAACAAATAACAACCACGAATTCTTATCATTAAGTAATGTCACAGGAAGATTTACACCTGGTGAATTAATCTATCAAGAATTTGCTTTAACAGATCCTGCACAAAATGCTGCATCTGCTAGTGGAAAGAATATTACCGGTGCTGCATTGTTATCAGACAACTACTCGGCTGGTGAATATATTAAATTGATTGGTGCAACGATTGAAATACATAAGATTGCATCTGTCACTAACGCAAGCACATTGATATTAGAAACACCTACTTCATTATCTAGTTCAATAACTCACATGCCTGTCGTTGTTGGTGAATTGGATATGTATGATGTAGCAAGGAATCCTTTTGAATGTCATTTGGTTAATTCCTCGACAACAAGTTCAAAGCTATTCTCAACCTCACGTTTAAATTCCTCGAATGTAATCGAAGTAATTAGAGGATTGGATAGTGGATCAACTGCTAACATCGCATCTATTAATAATATTAACCTAAGTTATATTCAGCCGATGATTATGAAGGCAAACGATAATTCTTCAAGAACGAAATTAACGGGTACGTTTGTTCCTCCTGCTGATGTTAATGTTACTTACGCTAAGCCAATGCAGTTTAACGATAATAACTACTTTACAGAAAAAGGTGTTATTCTTTATAGTAAATCTAATGATCCAAATGGAGCAAAATCGTTTACGTTAAATATCGCAATGGAGAATGGAAGCAACTTAACATCTACTCCGTTTATTGATATTGAAGCATCTAAACTTATTGCATATCAATATAAGATTACTGACGTTGCCGATACAACATCTAAATATATTAGTAAGAAGATTGAATTGGCAGAAGATCTTGATGCAGAAGATTTCCAATTAACAGTATCTGCTTATCGTCCTGCTGGGACAGATATTAAGATTTATATTAAAGCACAGAATGGATATGACTTTGATGAGTTCGATAACTTAGCTTGGTCCGAGATGGAATTATTTGAAGGTGTTGGAGCTTATTCAACAGTTGCTAATATTAATGACTATCGAGAGTTCAAGTTTAAAATTAAAGATAGCGATAAAACAGGTGGACTACAATCTTCGCCATTTGCATACACCAGTCAAGGTGGAGCATTTGAAGGATTTAAGAGATTCCAAATCCGTATCGACATGTTGTCTCCTAACATTCACAATGCCCCGACACTAAAAGATTATCGCGGCATCGCATTAACCTAGGATTTGAATCATGTCAACTACTACTATCAACCGAGACTTACAAACTGGCGCAATACTTAATACTGACGCGGCCGCGCTCAATAAATATAAAGTAGAACGGAACTTTTATCGTAAGGTTGATAGAATACAAACAGATTTGTTAGATATCAAAAGAAGTATAATTGATATTTATGAACGTATTGAAAAATTGGAAGAGAGATAAATGGCCCAGAATATAGGTAACATAACAACGTCGCAAACCTTTGAGAATTGGTTTAATAAAACCAATGACTTGGTAACTGCGCTAGCAACCAACGTAATGACTGCGTCTACCGCAAGTCCTGAAACTACAAACGGTGATGCTATATTAACAGGTTCATTTACTGCAACAAATTTAGTAGCAAGTACTTTACTTAGTACAGATACGATTGGTGCTGTATCAGGTGGTGGAACAATTGCTTTCCAAAGCCCAGTAACTATTACAGGTACTTCAGCAACGGCAGCAACATTCTTATATGCAGGTACAGGTGGTCAAACAAGATATACCGATGGATCATTAAGTTGGGATATTGGTTTAGAAAATTCTAACCCAGGCAACTTTATTATTAATACAGGTGTTGCTCCTAATAAGTTTTCATTATCACCAGCAGGTACATTATCTGTTCCTAATATGGTCATTGCGGAAAACCTTACAGTAGGTACTTTGACAATTGGTGCAGGCGGGGGTGGATTAAGTACTGACGATATATCAGAAGGTACAACAAATCTTTATCATACCGATGCAAGAACAGTTGCTGCCTTAAGTGGCGGAGACGGTATTAACCTTTCAGCAGCTGGTGTTATTTCTTTTGATGGTCAAGGTGAACTAGATAC